TCAAATTCCGTGACTGCCACGGATGATAATACGTTACTCATAAGAATTTCCTCGAAAAAGAGTAATATTAAGATAGTTTTTCAAGGTTTTAGCTGAGTACCCGAGTAAACTTGGTCAGCATTCAACCTAAATTTACTGGGCCTTAAAAGAAAGGGGTGTCCAGTAAGCCGATTATACACCTTTTACCCCATATAAATCAACCAAAAGTGCGAATGTTAGCTTTAGTGCCGCCAAAATCCTGCATCATCTTTTGAATTTTGCTTTCATGGTTAACATCAATGCTTCTTAAAAGCTGGCCATCGCCGCTTTTCTTAAACATTTCAGCCTCAATGTCAGACCAAGTCATGCCAGTAGGACTGTGGCCGCCGTCAATAGGAAGCTTAACAGGGGATGTTGCTTTTACTAAGGCTTCTACAAGCTCGATAGACCTTGCATCAGTTACTAGGTTCATAACTTGATCGTAGTCAGTAGAGTCTAAGTTGTTCTTTAGAAAACCTTCTACGTTTTTAATACGCTCACCAGCATTATCACCAAGCTTTGCAATTTCCTGTTCACGGCTTACAGTTTCTGCGGCACCACTCTGTGCGCTTAACAACTCCCAAGCTTCACCAAATGCTTCCTGGCTCATATTAGTCTTAGAGGCAAACTCGGTTAATTCTTGTAGTAGCGCATCATCGCTTTCAATTCCTTCTGGGCCAGAATACCCATCTTTAGGTGCGCCAGTAAAACTACCAAACTTTTTTTCAAGTTCAGTGTAAGCCTTGGCTTGCTCTGCAACAGACTTGTACTTGTCTGCTTTGTACCACTCGGGGCTGTCACCAGACCCTTTAATACCTTCTGTGAGAAAATACTCTCCATCTCCAAGGGTAGGGGATGCTGAATCTAATAGGGTATCGCCAATTGTTTTTTCTGCGGCCTGATCTGTATTATCTAACATATTACCTCCACGGTAATTTTATAGCACTTCTGCTTGCTGTACTTGATTGATTAAAAATTTAACTATCCCGCTTTCACCATTATGGTATGCAGCTTCGTAGTTAGGGTTCTCGGAACCAAGGGGGGTAGTGTTTTGGAAAATAAATCGTTGCGTTAAATCTGCTAACACGCGCTTACCGTCATCAGTGCCAAAGCACCTGTTGTAAGCTTTAGCCAACTCGGCAGTTTTTGCTCTAGCTGCGTCATTGGCTTGCTTTGCGGCACCAGCGTTAAACTCATTACTATTAATTGTATCCCAACTCATAGAGCAGTTTGACCTTGTTGTGGCGGCGGAGTAGAAACATCCATACCTTGCTGTGCTGCTGCTGCACCTGCTTGGATTATCTGCGCCTTCTCTGCTTCACTGCGAACCAACTCGGCAGGCATACCTGTTTTACCAGCTACCCATGTACCAAAGTCCTCAAGCTTGAATCCAATCTTAGCTTGATCTGGCCCAGCAGTTTGCAATACAAAAGCCACAGCCTGTTGAACACTCAAAATGTCTTCACCGTCCTGCGCTTTAGCTAGTGGAGACAAAAACTTAATGTCAATATCACGACCATCAAGCTGAATAGGATCAATAATACCACGGCGAATCAGAATTGCAGCAACTCTCTTAATGATTGGGATTAACACTTCAGTCTGTAGGCGACCAAATGCAGAACCAATACGCTTTGCAAGCTCACGAGAATCGATAGCAACCTCTGTAGCAGAGCGAACAGCCCCAGAAGGGTCACGCAAATCGTTAAACAGCGCACGCTTGATTGCCATTTGCATATCATTGATCTGAAATTGAGCCAATTGAAGGTTAGAGCCAGTGTCTAAACGTTGTATAGACGGGTTACTTGAGTTGTTAGAACCAACAGGAATAACAATGCCTGGGCTAATAACCAGATTGTAGGGATTTGTCACGCCGTCATCAGTGGCTGTGTACATGCCAGCTAAATCAATAGCAGCTTTTTGCAAAACAAACTCTTTAGCTTTGTTTAGCGAGCGTACGTCAGGTAATGCTTGTAGTGCTGGGCCACGACCACGGATTTCACCCGATACTTTATAGTAACGACCTGTAACCCACGGGCTAGAATTGCCAAAGTCCTGCATCCAACTCATTTCTTGCTCACCTTTTACCCATACACAGCCGTAATAGGTCTTGCTTTTAGGCAAAAATACGACACCCTCACTGATAGTTACGTCAGAATCAGGCTTTTGAGCAATAGTTTCTTTCATTGCATCAGATGGCTTAAATCCACGCCACTTACGCTCAAGGTTTCGAGCCTTAACTGTAAATCTACGCCAGTGTGTTTCTACGTTTCCGTTTGGGCCTTCTTCAAATGCAATGCCTTTTTGCGGTATAGCACTGAATATAAGAGGCATGTCATCATTATCGTCTTCATCTATGCGTAACGTGCCAGTACCAACAAGAAGATCAAGTGCATGCTCATAAAATTGAGTAGCAAAATTGGAACGGTTAATAAAATCAAATATTGTTTCGGCCTGATTCTCAAGATTGGCTCGAATATCATCTTCAGAAACATCAAAGTTACCAGACTCAAGCATCTTAATAACTCGATCAGACGGAGCAAAAGTAGCCCAGCGCGACCAGATAGGAGCAATGTTTTCTTGCAGCTTACTCGCACCTTGTTGTATCGCCTCTAAAGCAGTTGAGTCAAAGATGTTATTCATCTTGTTTTGACCAGGAGTGTTATCGTCAAACAAGTTTCGGTTAGGAAGGAAATACTCATATACGTCATCAAGGACGCTATGCCACATACCATCGCGATCAAAGGCATTAGCCTCTCGCTTTTTTAAGTCATTAAGAGAACCAAGCTCTTTAGGCAATTCCATTAACGATAACCTCTAAGGTTAGTGTTCATTAAAGATGTTGGAGGCAATCCAGTTTTGTTAGAGCTAGAATTGTCAGCTTCTTTAACTTGCTTTGCCGCTGCTTGCTTGGCAGTTCCCAATAGTGACTTAGTACCTAAACCGCCGCGAGCTATTGCTTTTAATCGCTTTTCGTTTTTAGCCATTTCTTCGTCTAACTGCATTCCCTGTCGAGCAATCATTGCTTGATCTGCCGCTGATGGTTTAGGTGCTTTTGGACTTTTCATTATGCTTCCTCAAATATTTGTATAGTTGATAAGGAGTCCATATGAACGGCTTGTTAATGCCAAGTAATTGCTTGGTATGCCCCACGCAAGTGTTCAACATAAACAAAGACCTTGAATTAGGCTTTTGCTTATAACCCATTATTATAGACTTAGGGTCGATTATAACATTTATATCGGATTCGTTAAACAAATCAAACTTTGCCGTGGTCCTAGAGTGAACAATGCAGCAGTCAAGACTAGGCACCACTACATAACAGTGTTTAATATTGTGATGCAGGAACCGTGAGTACCAATGTCCGTCATCATTTTCAAACACAACGTACATATCAGAAAACACTAAAGCCTACCTTAGCCACATGAGGCTTTGTAAATCCACCCGCTCGTCTTAATGCTTGCCTGCCCTCACCTTCCCCTTGCAATGCGTATTCTAACGCTTCTACTGGGTGAGAATATTCGTTCTTATCGGGCTGATCAGCGTACCTTTCGCCAGATGTCTGGACTCTACGGTAACAAAAACCACCTTGCAGACCCTTACGGATCATAGAAGCTTTCGGTAGGACAATGAATCTAGGCTTTCCGTCCATACACATTTCTTTCATGGGTACTTCTAGGGCAGCTCTACGCTTTAACGGATCATTAGAGTCTGTTGGATAACACGGAATGCCAGCAGCTCGCATGATTTGGAACGGCGTATCACTGTTTGCTTGGTTTTTGTTGTCACCAGACGGATCTCCCCAGCCTTTAAAGTCGTGACCAGGGTATGTATCTTCTATGTAACGCTTTAATGTTGGCGCAAAGTCAATAGCACCTGAGTCTGTTAGTACCATTTCGTCAAAACACACCCATCTTCCTATTGCTGTACGCTGTAAAAACGCACAAGCAGGTGTTCGACCGAAATCGAATCCTAGTATAATGGGGGTGTCTTTGCTTGGGGTGAAGTCCATGTGAGCTGCGTGGACGGAATCGGTGTACATTGGGTGAACTGGCTTACCGTTAGACACAAAACCATACTCGTTAGCAAGATTAACCTTGATCCAATCATCTGTTTTGCCACTTAAACCTCTCTTGTAGTAGTTATCGGGCAGGTTAACAATGTTCTCAGCCCTATCGTTTATCTTCCAAGATTCTCCATCACGGAATACCCCACCTGGCTGACGATGGAATACCCAGCCTTCAGGGCGTTCTATCTCAGCAAGCTTGTAGTACCAGTGGTCTTCATCAGGTGCGTTAGTGTCGCCAAGCATTCCATGATGTGTAGGCTTAATACCTTCCTTGTTAGACGGATAGCGACCATGACGCAAATCAAGCATATCCAAAACAGCTTTAGAATGCTCTTTTGTTTCGTTTAGCCACACCCAAGTCGTCTGGATACCACGAGCCTTCTTAACGTGCTCAGGACGGTCAAATGCAATGAAAATAACCTCACTCTGGACGGTCGTACCATCCTCTAGCCTAAACTTGATGTAATGAGTAGGGGGTTCTTTGTTACCCTGACGGAACGGCCCTAAGTCCTCATGTATCTCCAACCAATCTTTAATCGTGG